TTGCCCATGATGAAAACTCCTTGTCAGAAGAAGGCCGGGGAAAGTCCCCCCGCGCCGGGATCGGCGTAGGCCGCCTGGGGAAAAACGTCCCCGTACAAGGCGGCCGGGTAGGTGTACTGCTGGGTTGGCGACTCCTGCTCGGCGCACAGCTCGCCCTCGGCCACCAGCACGGGCGCATAAAACAGCTCCGGCGCGATGACCGTGACCGGGCCCCAGTTCTGGTAGATGTTCAGGCCCGACACGTACACGTAGCGGGTGACGAACACGTCGGCCGTCGCGAGAATCAGATTCGGAGAGAGCGACGGTTCCTCGGCAAACACGAGCACGGTTCGCGTCGTGTAGCTCAGATTCGGCTTCGTGTAGTCGACGTAGTCCACCAGGTCGACCGATTGAGCGGTGAGAATGGTCTCGGGTACCTGCACGTCGCCGCCGTCCATGCAAATGATGTCGATCGGAAACTGCTCCAGGTCGGGCTTGTTCCACTCGACCGAGTCGAGCACGGTCCGCTTGACGGCCTTGACTTTCACCAGCTCGTAGCCGCCCGTGCCGAGGTTCTCGACGATCAGGCAGGGCGCGCCGTTTTGTCCCGCGCAACTCCAGGTGTTGGCGGCGTTGACGCCGCCCGGGTGGCTGCCGCCGTCGAGCGCTGCGGTGGTCACGACCGGCGCCGGGTCGGTGTCGAAGGCCAGCGTGCCGTTGAGCGTGGCCTTGAACCAGCGCGGCTGTTCGGCGCCCGCCTTGATGCAGAAGAACTCGTCGGTGATCGCGTCTTTCCACAGGAAGATTTTGTCGTCCTGCTCGATGTCCACGTCGTCGGACCAGTTCGTGGCTTCAACTTCAGTCGTGTCGGGAAGCTCGACAGTCGCGGTGTCTCCGGCGTCGATGTCATCGACGGCCGTTGAGTGCCACACGCGGCCCTCGTCGGCGTCGCGCAGCTCCCAACCGTTGTTGACCCACACAAGCAAGGCCCAGGCGCCGCTGGCGATCTGGGCGCCGCGGTTGCGCGCCGGCGGCACGGTGGTGAACGCAAGCGGGGTTTCGGCGCCGAACGTGCCTCCGTAGATCACGTAATTGACCGTCGAGGTGTCGCTGAAGGCCGGCGCCGTGGTCTTCACCAGCAGCACGCCGATCTCGTGCAACGAGCCCAGCAGGATTCTGGCGTCAGCGCTGACGATTCCGCCCACGCTCGTCGTCGGCGGGTATCCTTTCGCCAGGCTCCACTGTCCCGGCTTGGGCCCCCAGCCCTCGCCGGCCGCCGGAGCGCCGCCGTCGTACAGCACGCGCGCCTCGCCCGCCCGAAAGCAGGTGCCGCGCAGACCGGGCGGCACGTCGTAGATGTTGTTGACGGCGTAGCGGCGGACGAAGGCCGCGTTCGGCTTGTCGCACCGGAGAAACGCGATGCCGTTCGCGTACGACACGCCCCGCACGGCCATCACGGCAAACGCCGGAATCGTCTCGCCGGAAACGTTCACAAACGGGATGGGCCGCTTGCTCGCCCAATGGCTCTCGGAATTCATCGCGCGTGCCTCCCCGCGGCGGCCGCGCGGCGCATGAGCCGCTCGCGGGCCGGCGCGCGCAGCTTTTCGGCTTCCTCGGCGGCCCGCCGCAACGCGTCGCCGCGGCGGCGCTCCGCGTGACCCACGGCAAAACTCGCCGCCTCGCTGTTGCGGGACACGACGGTCGTCGCGCCCGACGAGCCGACCGCGTAAGTGATCTGCGCGATGGCGCCGTCCATCTCGAGGGGCCGCAGGCCGATCGCCTTGACCTGCCGCGGCAGCGTCAACTCGTATTCCGCAAGCGCCGCGTCGAGGTAGCGGTCGCACGCCTCGTTGATCTCGTCGACGTTCGTGGCCACCGCCGCCACGGGCCGATTGTCGACGCCGCCGCCGCCCGGATAGCTGGCGTAGCCCGCCGGGTCGTACGTCGGCGCGTGGGTCAGCACGAGCTCCTCGTGTTTGAGATAGCGGGTGGGCGTGTCCAGCTCGCCGCCGGTCGCGCGCTCGCGCACGTGGCGATCGACGGCCAGCGACTGGCCGTCGCGCACCTGGCACTTGGCGCGCAGCACAAGCTGCGCGGGTGCCACGGCGACCGACGCCGCCGCCGGCGTGGCGTTGCGATACACCGGCTCGTCGAAAATCACCAGCCCCCGCGCCGCGTCGATCGTAAACCCGCGCGTGTAGAACGGCGTCTTCAGGACCTGCCCGGGCACCTCGCCGCTCGGCCCGTCGCCTTGCGGCGTAAGTTCGCTCTGGGTGTTGGCCAGCTCGTCGAGACCCGGATACCACACGCCGAACACCGCGGCCGCCAGCGGCGCACGGTCGCCGTTTTCCAGGGCCACGCGCACCTGCTCCTCGAAGATCGGCAGAATCTGCTCGCGCCGCGTCACCTGTTCGTCGGGCGAGCCCGCGTAACCGGGAATCCTCACCGGCGTGACGATGCGGTAGTAGCGAAACACGCTCTTGACGGCCAGCGAACGCAGCCCGCTCGTGTAGGCTCCGCTCGCGCTCGTGCCCACGTTGGTAAAGTACGGCAGGTCGGCCGTCGACCAGCCACCGGCGGGCATGTAGCTCAACTGGTCGATCGGCCTGATCGTGTCGCCGGGCGATGCGTCGTCACCGTCGGGCGTGTCGAGCCCGACCGCTTCCAGCGGAAAATCGACCTGGTAAGAGCTGGGGCCGCACACCACCGCGATCTTGTCGGGCTTTTCCGGCGGGTTGAACGCCGGGCTGTCTTCCAGCAGAAACTCTTGCGGCACGTCGCCCCCGACCCCGACGGGCACGATGCGCACCCTGCCGTCCAGCCGCAACACGATACGGCAGCCGAGCAAGTCGCAAAGTTCGGCCAGGGCGTCGGCCGGGTTGTCGTGGTCGTGATCGACCGCCGGGCGCGCGTCGTCGGGCAGCTCGGAGACGTCGTAGCCGCTTTCGCCCATGGCGTCGAGATAGATCGCCGCCAGTTGCCGCGGCGTGCGCTCGGTGTCGACGACCATTCCCTCGGAGCCCGCGGCGTCGCCGGTTTGAATCGTCGCGTCGTCGCGGCGGACGTTGTACCTGCCCGAAACCTGGCCGAAGCGCCATTTCCAGCGGCGATCGAGGATCGACAATTCCCAGACTTCGCCGCCGTCGTCGCGTTTCAGGCTGGTGCGATCGAGCTTGCAGTCGTGAAACTCGATCGTCGTCGTTCCGTACTCAAACGACAGCGTGCCGACCTCGGTCGCAAAGTCGGCCTGCGGCGCGATCCGCAGCACGGCCGAGCTGGGCGCAATGCCGTGACCCAGCGTCATCGACGCGCCGACGAGCTGGTTGATGCCCGTAAAGTGCGCCAGCCCCTGCAGAGGAGTCATCGACTACGACCTTTGCAACTGGAAGGCGTTTCCGAGCTCGAGCGTGACGTCGGCCAGCTCGCACTCGAGGGCGATCGGATTGGCGAAGGTGACGGTTTGGGCCGGATCGCGGAGCGTGGCGCCCTTGTGCAGCGTGGTGTTGGTGCCGGCGCGCGGCTGGAGGTCCTGGCGAAAGTCGAGCTCGCCGCCGCCGTAGATGGCGGCCGAGGTATAGGTGCCGGCCGACTTGTAACGAACCGCGCCGCCGGCGATCGACAGCGCGCCCGGCGATCCGGCCAGGATGACCGTTTCGCCGCGCAGTTGCACGAGCGAGGCGAAGCTGGAATTGACTTCCAGCGTGCCGCCGAGCTTGGTGATGGCGCAGGCCGCCAGGTCGCAGCCGGCCCCCAACCGCACGTCGGCGTCGGCGGCGATGTTGGCGCGGTAGCCCTGCTTGAGCGCGGCGATGGTCGCCGTTTCGCCGGCGAAGTGGGCGGCGGCAAAGCTTCCCTTGTTGACGACCACGGCGTTGGCGGCGTGCGTGCCCTTCCAGAGGATCGCCTTGATGCCGTTTTCGCTGCCGCTGCCCGAATTGAGCACGTTGATGGCCGCCAGCGCGGCGAGCGTGTCGATCTTGATCCGCCCGCTGCCGGCCCCCTCGCCGCGGCCGATGGTGATCGTCGCGGCGCCGATCTTGAGATACGGCTCGCGGTACTCGACGTAGCCGCCGGCGTTGGTGCGCGGCAACCCCACCGATCCGGTGAAGCTCTGATCGATGGAAAGCGAATCGAGCGCGACGCCGCTCTGGTCCAGTCCGTAGAGAATCGGATTGGCCGAGTTCTGCAGGATCACGTCGTCGCCGTCGTCGGGCACGGCGCCGGTCGACCAGTTGGCGGCCACGCTCCAGAACGCGCCGCCGCTGGCCGGCGTGGGGGTGTCTTGCGCAAAGGTCTGGTCGTCGGCCGCGCCCCCGCCCGCTTCGCTGGTAGCCAGCGTCACGGCGAACGGCACGCCGGCCGTCTTGGCCACCAGGTCCAGATCGCCGCCTCCGGCGTCGACGGCCGCGATGGCCGCGAACTCGGGGTATTGCGCGGGCGACAGCGCGTTCCAGGCGGCCACGATGGCCGCCGCCACGTCGCTGGCGTCGCTGCTTGGGGCCGCCAGCGATATCGACTTGCTGCCGATCGTAATGGCGAACACGTCGCCGGCTTCGATCGTTCCGCCCACGGTCAAGCGCGTCACCTGCGCAATGGGCTGCGAGTCGCCTTTCCAAATCACGGTTGCCACGATCTTTTCCTCCTACGCTTGCGGCGCGTGCGCCATGCGATCAAATCGGCCAGGCCGTGGGAAAACCCAAAAGCGGCCCGGCGTCCTCGAAGTGGTACGACCAACTGACTTTGTATTGCGTGTACGTGGCCTGGCCCGGCGGTCCCATGCGCCGCGGCAGTTCGTAGCGGATTTCGCGCTGGTCGATGTGTTCGGCCGCCGGCCAGATGGGCAGCGCCGGCACGGGATAGGCCTGGTATCCGACCGCTTCGCCGGTTTGCGTGGCGCGAAACACGGAGGCCTGTTTGAGCAATTGCTTGACCGGCTGCCCGTTGATCGGTTCGAGGTGCGCGAACTTTGCTCCGCCCCCTTTGAAGGCCAGCACTTCGTGCCAGCTCAGCAGGGTCGCCTGCGGGTCGAGCCATTCGGCCTCGAGCGCGATCGTGTAGTTGCGAAACGTCGAATACTCGGCCCCCTTCCCCTGCGGAAAGCTGGGCGGCACGACGACGCGCACGCCGCCGTTGGTCTGCGCGCTCGTGATGCGGTGGCTCGTCGGCTCGCCGTTGTCGAGGTAGAAGCCGACGTCCTGGGCCCCCACGGCGTAGGCCGCGGTCAGCGCGTCGATGGCGGCCGTCACGCCGCCGGGATCGCCGGCCTGCAATCGGCCCGCAATTTCCCACCGCTCGCGCAACCCGCGCTGCAAGCCGGCCTCGCTGTAGATCGCCTGCTTGGAGATCACCACCGACGCTTCGTTGGCGGCGTGCTGATAGTTGCCGTATTTTAGATACATGGCTGCGCGTTCGTCTGAAGAAAGGCGGCACTCGCCGCGGCGTTCGTCTCCACTTACGGCGTCGAATCGTGCGTCACGCTCAGCTCGGCCGTGCCGCCCATCCGGCGGGCCAGCATCTCCAGGTTCAGGAAGAGCTCGTCGCGCCCCGGCACGTTGGGGCTGCGGTCGGGCACTTGCAGCGTGGCGAAGCTGAAAGTGGTCTGGTAACCGGCCGGCGGCGTGCCTCCCAAGGCGTTGGTGAGCTGCAGCGTGCCGGCGGCTCCGGCCAGCGCCTGCGCGTACAAGTCCGTGTTGGCGGCCGCCCAGGCGTGCGTCGTGCGCAGCAGGATCGTGCGATCGCCTTCCGGGGCGCTGGTGATCACCAGCGAATTCATGAACCGATCGGTCACCAGCCCGTTGTCGATCACCAGCTCGAACTCCTTCACTTCGCGCTGGGTCGAAGCCAGCGTCAGCGCTAAATCGGAAAAGATGTACGGCTGCGACACGCTGGGCGACAGCGCCGGAAAGCTGCCCGCCGCGCCCACCGCCTCGGATTGCGCCACGATGTCGAGCGCCAGCCGCAGCAGTCCCCCTTGGGATCCGCTCAGCGCCGCGCGATTTACCTTGCAGCCGGCGTACGTGAACACCTGGGCGACGCGATCGATCGCCAGCGTAAAGCTGGGCAGCGTTTCCGCCAGGTCGTAGGTCGTGCCGCTCGCCTCGGCGCCCAGAATCCGCGGCAGCCAGACGGCCAGGTCCTCGGGCGTCGGTTCCAGGACCAGCCGCCCGCCGACCGTGTAAGGTCCGACGCGCGTGTCGTCGGCCTGGTGGCTGCGCGTGCCGCGCAAGCCCCCGCGTTCGACGATCACGCCGCGCTTGACGATGCTTTCGCTGGCAAACACAAAGCCCTGGTCGACCGTGACGGCCGAGCCGTAGACGGTTTCGTTCTTGGTGCCCAATTTGGCCTGGTGGCCCATCGAGGCCGTTGTCGGTGTCATCGCATCTGGTCTCCCTAGTTAAATCCCCGCGCTTCGCGGCTGGTAAACCGCAACAGCACGGCGGACGCCATCAGTTCGCGCTTCCATGCTTCGTCCAAAAGACCCTCGGCCGGCTCCACTTCGGCGTTGATGATCTCCGGCACTCCGGCCAGCCGCTGATTGCGGAATGCCCGGGCAATTTGCTGCCGCCACAGCAAGTGCCGGTCGAGGTTGGCCACCAGCGACGGCTCCTGGTTGTCGCGGTCGAAGATCGCCACCAGCACGTCGTAGTGCACGTCGTCCTGGCTGTTCGTGCCCGCGGCGGCGGGCATGGCCGCGCGATGCGGCGAAAGCACGACCGCCGGCAGCCCCACGCCCGCGGCCAGGTTTCGCCCGGCCGGCACTTTCTCGATCACCACGCTTTCGTTTTCCAGGCCCTCGAGAGCCAGCAGTCGAATGCGCGCCTGCGCGGCCGCCAGGCAGCGGGCATGGATCGACTCCTGGCCGTCGGTCACCAGGAAATAGCTGACCGCCGAAACCGCCTGGCCCTGGCCGAGCGTCGAGACGACGCAGCCGAAGTAATGGCCCGCGGCCAGCGCCAGCGCCACCTCGCCGTCGCCGGTGCGCGTGCCGGCCGTGGCCCAACCGCCGCCGCCCAGATCGCCGGCGAAATTCTGCACGTAGACGGTGTTTGTGCTCTCGGCCGCGGCGCCGGTGATCGTGGCCGTGGCGCCCGTGCCGTCGGAGTGGTCGGTGATCGCGAGTTGTGGCATGGGAACCTCGTAGTCGATCTCCAGCGTCGGCCGCACGGCGGGATCGGCGGCGTCGGACGAATAGAGGTACAGTGCATTGACGGCGCTGCCGGACTCCGGTCCGACGATCAGCAAGTGGAGAAAGCCGTCGCGGTTGGCCAGCGCGTCGGAAGTCAGCTCCGCCAGCGCCTCGAACTCCAGTTGGGCGACGTCCGCGCCGACGGTCACCGAATCGGAGTCCTGGGTCGAGTAGTCGCCGCCGGAAGTAGTCCAGGATTGCGCGCCGTCGTACGTGTTCCAGGTCGCTCCGAACTCGGTCCAATCGGCGCGCGTCAGGCGATAGGCCTTGAACTGCGCGCCCGCCGCAACCTGATCGCTGGCCACGAAAAGCGTCAACGTAGCGCCCAGGATCGTCGCCCCCAGCGGGATCGCGCTCACATCACACCGCACGATCATGCGCGACTTTACAGCGGACTTGATGGCCTGCCGCAGGCCGACTCCTTCGAACGCCGTGTCGCCGTAGTTGGCGTTGGCGAACGGCGCCGAGCTGAGGAACGTATCGACGCCGTCATTCGCGTCGGGCTGCAAAACGACGTGCATGCTCACGGCGACGGCTCCAGGATGGCGATGACGGCCTGTTTGAGAACCTGGAGATTGCACGCGGCCCGCAGCACCGTGGCCACGCGCTCGGCGGGATTCTGGCCCGGCAACAGCGGCTCGAACCCGATCGGCACGTAGGCGATCACGCCCAGCGCGTCCATGCGGCCGCGTTCGGTGGTCGGCGCGGCGGCGATCTCGGCGTAGCCGGTTTCGGCCCCCAGCGCGATCCCCCAATCGCAGAAGGCCGCCAGCAGGCGGTAATAGATTTCGTCCTGGGCCGCTCCCACCGCGACCAGCCTGGGCATGGCCGCCGGACCGCACCAGAAGCCGAATCCGACCGGCGAGCCATTCTCCACGGCGAGCGTCATCGCGAAGCCGGCTTCCAGCAATTGGCCGGCGTACGTCTCGTCGATCACTTCCGCGCCGTACCAGCACGAAGCGGCGTCCAGCCGCCTCGCATTCCACAACTCGGCCATCGCGGCGCCGTCGGAGCTCGTGCCGGGAACGATCGTAATCATGGCATTCTCTCGGATCGTGAAATTCGGCGAAATCGCCACCGCCTCGCTGTCATACGTGCCGCCGCGTCACGGCGCGCCACACGCCCGACAGCGGCGCGCGGGTGGCGCTCAGAATCGTCCACTGCGTTCCGCCCGCGTCCTCGATCGTGTCGCCCTGCCGCGGCTCCACGCCGCCCAGGTTCACCTCGGGCAGGTTCCAGGCCAGGTCGGTCGACTCGAGGCCGATCTGGCGAAACTCCATTTCCGCAAGCGCGAGCAGTCCGCGCTTCGCTCCCTCGACCACCACGGCGCTCGTCGAGTGCAGCGTCACGGTCTCGGTGCCGTCGATCAGCAGGCGATCGTCGGCGATGTCAGGGTCGAACGTCATGGCGTGTATCCTTGCGTGGGAAATTCAAACGGCTCCTCGGCGGCCAGCTGCGCGTTGCACCAATCGACGCGCCGCTGCAAGTGCTCCAGGTACTGGGTCCAACTGAACGTCTGCCCGTCTTCCGTGTAGCTGGGCTTGCGCTCGGCCGACACGGCTGCCATCTGCGCCAGCGTGTTGGCCTTGATCGTGTTGATCTGATCGAGATCGCTCATTGACTGTTTTCTCCTTCTCTTCTCCCCTTCTCCCCTCGTGGGAGAGGGCGGCGAGCGCCCGACGCGCCGCGTCGGTCGCGAGCCGGGTGAGGGGGAGCAAGCCGGCAGGGAAACCCCATCGGCAATCGCTCACCCTCACCCACCCTCTCCCGTCAACCCGCAGGCAGCACGCGCCCGCCTAGCCGGTGTTCTTCACCACGAATCGCGGATTGAGCACCGCGGCGGCGCCCCGCTCGCTGGCCTTGAACCGCACGACGATATCCTGGCTGAAGTCGGCCTCGCTGCCCGCGGCGCTCTGCGTGACCGTGATCGGCCAGTTCTCCATGTAGGCAAACGCCTTCTTGAAGTCGCCGATGAACCACCACTTCTTGGCGTCGGCCGCCGTCTGGCCCGAGGCCACGATCCGACGGTAGGCCAGCCGGCTGTCCACCACCCGGTAGTTCGACAGCGGGTTGACGGCCAGCGTCGTCGTCGCGGAGCTGGCCGGGCTGAACTGCACCTCCAGCGCGTTGAACACGCGATGCGCCGCGTGGCGATAGGCCGGCGTCACCAGCACCGTGTTGGCCGAAAGCATCACCGGCTCGCCCGTGGTCGGATCGAGGATGTCGGCGAACAACTGCTCGGCCGCGTCGACGTTGGTCCAGTCGACCAGCTCGTTCGTGGCCTTGACGTTGATCCACGGCGCGCTGGCCTGATAGGTTTCGTACGCGGTTCCCAGCCACTTGTAGTTGTTCGTCGCGCCGATCACCAGGTCCAACAGCCGCTTCTCCTTGTTGAGCCCCAGCAGCTCGCCCACCTCGGCGGCGCGGCTGAGCACCAGGTACGTGCGATCGAAAAAGATCGCCTCCTTCGTCACCGGCACGATGTACCCGCGCTTCGTGGTCGACGGCGTCTCGATGTAGTCCTCGCCGAAGCCCAGGCTCGGGTAGGGCATGCCCGGATGCACCGGGGCGTCGCCGCCCGCCAGCCCGCCGATGCCGGGAATCTTCTCGCCGTCGAGCCGCGTGGGGATCGTGTCGACAAGCTTGGAGACCGCGAACGCCTCCTGCGTGTAGGCGTCCATGATCTTCGAGTAGATCACCTGGCCGGCGACGTTCAGAAAGGCCGTCACGTCGACCCCTTCGCCCGCTTCCAGCAGCCGTACGTTGCCGGCGCTGCGCGGATCCATTTGGCGGACCCACTCGTGGCCGTCGGGCACGAGCCCCTCGGCCAGGTCGCGAATGCTGAAATCTTCGGCGCGCAGGTGACCCTGGCGAAGCGCTTCGTCCAGATGCGCGATGGTCTGCCGCGGACCGTCCAGTTCGTAGCGGCGCTTGAGTTCCCTGGTCTTGATCACGTCCTTGTCTCCTGAGTAGGGGGAATGTCGATCTTGAGGAATGTGTCTCGGGCCCCGGGCGGACAGCCGCCCGAGGCTGCCCGCTACGCCACGGCCTGTGGACCGGCGTGCGACACGGTGCTTACCACGTCCACCAGCACCGAAGTGCCGGCGGGGTTGACGCGCTTGGCGCAATAGCCGATCGACAATTGCGGGCTGGCGCCGTCCACGGCGATCACTTGCTGGTTCACGAGCGCGTCGCCCGCGACGTTGTCGTCGACGCCGATCCGCGCGCCCACCTCCAAAGTGGCCGAAGCGCAGGCGAACTCGAACACGCCGGTCGTGGCCACGCGGATGCTCTGCGTGTCGCCGGCCCGCGATTGCTGCATCGCCACGCCGGCGAACGCGTCGTGAAACGCCTCCTGCGTGGCGGCCAGGCTCGCGCCGTAGGCGAGCCCGCCGGCCGGTTTGGCCGTGGTGTCGAGATACACCAGGTCGCCGATTTCGATTACGGTCGCGCTCGCCACCGGCAGAACGACCGGGTTGGTTTCTCCGTATCTCCAGCGCATCGTGTTAGCCATGAAACGTTCTCCCGTTAGTGAAAGTGTCGTTGAGTTGCCACAGGATCCATCCCGCCGCTTTGACGCCCCGGAGGGTCGTCGCCGGCTCATTTGCAAGATCAGGAAATCGCCCGGGCGAAGCCGGCCCCGTCGAGCACGCGTTCCGTGGGTTCGGAGCGATGCTGTTCGCGCGAAACGGGCCGCGACGCCCGCGGGCAAGCCGCGTCGAGCGAGCGGGCCGCCGCCACCAGCGCCGCCCGCTCCTCGACCAGCCGCCGCATCGCCGGCTCGTCGGGCGCGGCCAGCACGGTTTCCAAAAACTGCTGGCTGGCCATAGGGCGCGTCGCCGGGTCGGCCGAAGCCGGATCGGGAAGGTGGTATTCGGCCAACAGCGCCATCGCCAGCTCGCGCCGCTCGCGCGCCGCTTCCGCGGCCCGCACGGCGTCCAGCTCGCGCCGCGCCGCCGCCAATTCGCCCGCCGCGTCGGCCCCGATCGCTTCGACCAGGTCGGGCCGCGCCTGTTGCAGCTCGGCCAGCGTCAGCCGGGCGAGCGCTTCGCTGAGTCGCGGCTCGATGCCGGCTCCGTTCGTCGCCGCGCTTTCATACAGCGAGCGCGTCGTGGCCGGATCGGCCACCAGGTCGACGCTTTGCACCTTCAAGATCGCCTCGACCACGGTGCGGCCGCCCGAGCGCGACGTGCGGGCCTCGACGTTGTGCGAAAAGCCCACGTTCTCCGGAGCGTGCGCCGCGTCCCACACGAGCTGCTCGGCCAGCGCGTGCTTGGGGTTGAAGCACAAATCGCCGAACAGCCCGGCCGCCGTGGCCCGCACGTTGCGGATCGATCCCAGCCGATCCTGGTAATCGCGGGCCGCAAGCGGGCTGCCCTTGGGATGGTTGACGTTGACCTTGGCCCCTTCGTACAGCGCGGCCGCTGCGGCCAGCGCCGCGGGCAAATAGCGGCGGCCGTTGCGCGATTCGAGCCCCAGCAGCTTGACGCCGCGGATCACGCCGCGCGCGCCGTCCACCCGCACCTCCACGCCCCGCGAACTTACGAATTCTTGCAGGATTTCTTCCATGAGCTTGACCCTCTGTCGACAAAAAAAGGGCCCATTCGCCGTGTGCACAGCAAATGGGCCCGCAAGGAAACCTACTCGCGTAGGCTCGTCGAGATACCCGCTGCGCTCGCCTGGCGCCGCTTGCGCGGCGGCCGGGCTAGTGCAGTTTGTCAATCCGCTCGACCGTGCGGCTGATCCGTTGGATCGTGCCGTCGGCGATCAAAAGCTCCAACCTGGCAATCCCGTGAAACCCGTCGGCCAGCACTTCGTCCATCAGCCTTTCAAAGGCCGCCGCGACGCGTGCCAGCTTCGCCTGGTTCGCCGTTGATTGCCGCATGCTTTTCATGATTTGCAAAACCTACCGCAGGTGCTGGCCTGATTTCAATGCGCGTTTTTAGTCCACCGCAGAAATTTTTTGCGGGCCGCTTTTGGCAATCTCTGCCAATCGAGCGGCATTAATCGTGACAGCAATCCGTCTAGGCCTAGGACTTACTGGCTCCAGTCTTGGTCCGTCTCGGCTTGTCTTTGAATAAACTGCCCTAATAAGGGGACGGCGAACGAGTACCGTCCATGTCTGTTTCTATAAACGAGCTGAGCATCGCCGAGCGTATTGAACATCTGGATTATGTGGCTGGCACTGAACGGCTTGTCGAGTAGGTCCTTGGATTTTTCCGCAACATCTTGGACAGTAAACTCTCCGTCGCAATGCTCTAGATTCGCAACGACCCAAAGTAATTGTTTTTGGCGGTCCGTGGCTCTTGCCCAACGGCCCATAAAGAAATCAGAATCCAGTTTCCGTACGGCTTCCGACACGGGGATCCCCTTGCCGTCGGTTTGCAAATATGCATCATATAGCTCTCGGCAAATGAACTGAATGAAATACGGGTATCCGCCAGATGATGCGATAATCGACTTGATTCCCGGCTCAGTAAATTTCACCGGGCACTTCGCATCGTCAATCGGCTTCATGATTGCCTTTCGGCAATCTTCCTCATTCAAACGATCGAGCATGAGGACATGGAACATTCTCTCGGAATATGTACGCGCGTCGATCAGCTTTGGCATCAGGGTCGGGAGGCCCGTCATTACGAGCATGAACGGGATATTCTTGCGCTGGACGGATTGAAAAACCTCCAGCATCAACGAGAGCGGGTATTGCTCCTTCTCCGCGTGATCCATCATGTTTTGCGCCTCGTCATAGGCAAACACGATTCCGTGTATGTCGCGAGCCTGGAGAGCGACGGCAACAGCTCCCAGGACGGCCTTCATCTTGTCTGAAGTTAGACCTGGCGTGTGTTGATAGATCGCCGTCAGCATTTGAAAGCTCAGGGTGCTATCGACGGTCGCGCCCGGCGCAAATCCGATTGATGGCAATTGCACTTTGCCGATCGAGATAGACGAAGTCACGAGGGCTAAATCCGCGAGCATCCGAACCACGATATTCCCTTCGCTGAGGCTCGCTGTTTCACTGAGGTCCGTGCCAACCCAAAGCCATTTGGACGCAATGGCGATTGGCTTTAGTGTGTCTAGCAGAACCGTTTTACCCACACCCCTCAGTCCCGATATGATCAGGTTCTCCACGATCGTCTGCTGAGCTAGGAGCCGCGCGAATTCGATCTTTTCCTGTTCCCTTCCGGCCAAGTAAGTCGGCATATGGCCAGCACCGGGCCGATAGGGATTGCTGAACTTCACCGTACCCATTGTTTAGCCTCCAACAGATAGTGGCCTAAATTTAGTAATAGATATAAATTTAGTATAATGGGTAATGTGGTGTCAAGGTCTCGATGTCTTGCCCTGCAATCCACCCGATAGAGGGGTTTGCGCCCGTTTTGAGGATGTGGGCCAACTTGGAATATGAACTAATTGGCTGCTGCCGCCCGCGCGACACCCTCCTGTTCCGCGCACTGCCGCCAGTTGGCTTGCTCCTGGTCGTAGTCCAGGCCGCGGCGCTGGCTCCAGGTTTGGGGCGACAGGATGCCGCACTCGTACTCGATGCGAAAGGTCTCCGCCTCCTTGAGCGGATCGCGCACCTCCAACGTCGGCGGCGACACCTGGATTTCGATCGACGCCAGCGCCTCGCCCGGCAGGCGGCCCGCCGCGGCCGCCGCTTCCAGCACGCGCCACATCACCTGCAAATCGTCGCCGACGATCTCGGCCTGCATCCGCGCGAACATCCGCAGCGCCGGTCCTTCGGCCACCATCGTCGAGGCAAAGTTCGCGTTCGAGGCGTCCGAGGTGAGCATGAACTCGGGCATCACCAGCCGGCTGGCGATGGCCCGCAGCTCGGCCTGCAAGATGGCCACGTAGTTGGCCGCCTCGAGGCCCGCGGTCGGAAAGTCGTATTCGATCCCGCCGTGGCTATCGAGAATGGTGCCGGGCCCGAAGCGGCGAAAATTCGTGGTCTGGCCCGTGGCCGGCGACGTGACCGAGACGTCGGTCTGCGAGGCGGCGAACTGCTGCACGCCCGATCGGGTGGCGCCGCGATGTTTTCGCACCAGGGCGATGGCCGATTGGATTTCCGCCACCACGCTCATGTTGCGCAGCAGCTTTTCCGCCCGCCGCAAATTCTTGCGCACCGGATAAAACAGCGGCAGGCCGCGCTTGACGTTGGCGTCGACGTTGGCCTTGCGATGCTGGATCTCGCGGGCGTCGACCGCCTGGCCGTCGACGTAGTAGACAAGCGCCGTTTCCACGTCGTCGGCGTCGGACTGAATGCCAAAATTGGCCGACGGATCGCTCGCTCGCTCGGGCGGCGTGGCGACCTGTCCCGGCTCGACGAAGCGCACGCGCGTTTCGCCCGCCGCGCCCACGAAAAAGCGCAGAAACACCTCGCCGTCGCGATCGTAGCGGCGGATGATCTCCTGCTGCCGGCGCTGCCATTGGTTGTCGTAGATGAAATCGTCGAGCACCCCTTGCGCCTGCCTGCCCAGCTCCGCCGGCGCGTCGTGGCCCTTTTTCACGGCCGCGCGGTACGTGTGGCCCGCGCCGACCAGGTAGCTGATGCGGTTTTCGTGGCCGTTGATGGCAAATTCATTGTTTACGGCCAAGGCCCGGCATTGCCGGCGGATGTCGCCCAATTGCTGCTCGTTGACATAGGGCCGATTGTCGGCGGTCGCCGCGCCCGCGCCGGTTCCCAGCGCGATCCAGTCGGCGCCGTCGTCCCAGAACGACTCCTGCGGATCGACGAAATTGTCCCACAAGCTCTGCCAGGCCTCGGCCAGCCGCCGATCGAGCTGCTCGCCGATGGCGTGTCCATTGGTGGCGTTGTGCATCATTCGGTCTCCTGTATTAGATCTCCCTCTCCCTGGATGGGAGAGGGCCGGGGTGAGGGTGCAGAACTTTGCTTGGGTCTCCCACTCGTTAAACGTCCCAACTCGCCGCGCTTCCCCTCACCCGGTCTGCGATCGCGACGCGATCGCATACCGCCCTCTCCCGCCAGGGGAGAGGGATTTTGCCTTTGGGATTTTGCCTTTTGGATTCTGCCTTCTGCCTTCTGCCTTTTCTTCTACGCCACCGCCACCGGCAGCCGGTCGCCCAGGTTGTCGCCGGCCGTCGAGCCGGAAAACAGTTCGCCCGCCAGGCGAATCGCCATTTCCAGCGCATCGGGCCCGTCGTCGTGGTCGGCGGCCGGGAACTCGCGCAACTG